AATTTAAAATTAAAACAAATAGCACGTTTATAATATGAATAGAAAATTAATAGAATTAGTAATTAGTGACGAAGGCGGAGTGGATAAAATTTCACTCGTTGAGGAGCCAGCCATTGAAGTAGATTTCATGTACTTCAAAAAAGAAACTGAAAAGTATAGGTTCGATAATGATTTGCAAATTGTTATTGGGCCAGCCATGATCCCTGATTTGAAGATTATTCGAGTTGATGACAATGGTAATTACTACGATGTAGTATTTAGCAAAGAAACTATTTTAAAAATTGCTAAAAAATTCATGAAAGAAGCCCGCACAAACGATGTGAACCAAGACCACGAAAATAAAAAGAAAACAGGAACGTATGTTTATGAATCTTGGATTGTAGAAGATGAAAACGATAAGGCAATACAAAAATATGGTTACGATGTGCCCGTTGGGACTTGGATGGTAAGCATGCAAGTAGAAGATAAAGAGACTTGGCAAAGAGTGAAAAACGGAGAGTTAAAAGGCTTTAGCGTTGAAGGTGTATTCGAGGAATATGAGAACGAGGAATTATTCAACAAGATAAAAGGAATCGTAGAATTTGACGAAGATAAGGCAATCGAATTGGCAAAAACTTTAGGAATCAAAGCAAAGGAATTAGAAGAATTTGATTTGGTAGAAGTGGATGAGAATTTCATACGACCACAAGGATATAAAGAAGGATTGACGGTTTATAAATACGATGGGCCTCCCGCTGAAAGAATCTTTTGTAGAACAATGTTATCACTTGAAACGTTTTTTACATTCGAGGAAATCAGAGCAATCGCACAAGCTCCCGTTAACCCAGGCTTCGGCCCACGAGGAACGGATATATATGACATTTGGAAATATTCGGGCGGTGCAAACTGCAAACATTTTTGGAGAAAGTATTACATCAATGCTAAAGAGAAAGTAATAAACAAAGGACGAGCGCCAGGGCTTGCGGGAACGGCTCCATACGACCAACCAAATCATGGTTTCTTACCCGATAATAAATAAATAGTTATTCACAAAAATTGTTAAAAACTTTAAAACCAATATATAAGAACATGTACAAGATTAAATTAAACCAAATTAGAGCACTACTAGGCGTAGAAGTGTCTTTAGAAAAATTAATTTTAGCTGATGGAACTGAATTATCTACTGAAAAATTAGAAGTAGGTTTCCCAGTTTTTGATGCTGAAAATAACCCAGTTGGAGCTGGTGAACACACATTAGTTGACGGCACAATTTTTATGACAGATGAACTTGGTGTTATTACCGAAGTTATCAGAGTAGAAGAAGAAATGCCTGAAGTAGAAGCACCAGTTGAAGTATCAATCGAAGCAGCTGAAGTTGAAGAAGTTGCAGTTGATCCAATGGTGTTAGTTTACGAAACTATCATGGAGTTAAGCAACGAAATTTCTAAATTAAAAGAAAAAGTTAGCATGTTCTCAAAAGCGCCAGCGGTTGCACCAATCAAAAAAACTGATAACGAAGTTATCGAAACAACATTCTCAAAATTAGAAAGATTAAAATCAATTAAAAACCAATTAAAAAAATAAAAAATGGCATTCGATTTACAATTATTACCAAATTATACAGACCAATTATCAACCGACCTTATCAGTGAGGCGTTGTTAAAATCATTTACTACTGACTTCGTTACTATTCAAGCTGGTAAAACTGCGGGAACTTCTGCAATTAACGTTATGAATTCAAATGTTGACATTATAGATGCAACTTGTGGATTTGCAGCTGGTCAAGTAGGTGGAAACGAAACAGTTTTCTCTCAAATTCCTTTAGTAGTAGGTTCTAAAATGTTAAAGGAGCAATTATGCCCTGAAGATTTAAGAACTAAATGGACATCTTCTCAATTAGGTGCGGGTGCAAATCAAGAGACAGTTCCTTTTGCTGAATTAATCGCAAACAACAAAATGTCAAACATTGCTAAATATGTAGAAAATACAATTTGGCAAGGTGATGGAGCTACATTAGATGGTTTATTAGACCAATGTTTGAATACAAACGGAACTATCAATTCAGCGGGCGCTTATGCACAATGGACTACTTCAACTGCGATTGCAGAATTTTGGTTAAACGTAGGTTCATTAACTCCTGAATTACAAACTGAAGATGATTTAATCATGTACACTTCATATGCTAACTATCAAGCGTTAGTTGGTGCATTGATTAACACAGGCGCTTCAATTATCGGTACTTTCGCACAAGTTAGCAATGCAAGTGGTGTTAACGCTCCAAGTTCATTCGTTTTCCCTGGTACAAACATCACAGTGTTTGCAGCACCTGGTATCAATGATCCATTCCGTGTAATCTTAGCTCCTAAAAAATACATTTTCTTCGGAACTGGTTTATTAGATGAGATGGATACGTTCAAATTCTACTACAACCAAGCAGATGACGTTATGAATTTCAATGCTAAATTCAGACTTGGAACAGCGGTTTATGCTTCTCAAGTAGTATCAAACAAATAATCATAAAAAAGGGAGCTAAAAACTCCCTTATTTTTCAACTTTAAAAAATATTTAAAACATGGCATGTAGCATATTAAGCACGATGAACTTGGATTGTATGAGCGCTTTAGGTGGCGTAAATACTATCTACGTTTTTGCGGGCGACAATTTTGAAATCCAAACAGTTGCAGCAGGCGAAGTAACTTTGGCTGGTGGTAGTGGAGATTTCTTTCAATACAAATTTGCAAAAGATACTGCAAAATTAACAGAAACGGCAACGATTTCAAACGCAAACGGAACAGTTTTTTATACAACTGAATTAAGCGTAAACATCTCAAAAAGAGACGTTGCAAAAAGAAACGAATTTTTATTGTTAGCAAAGAATCGTGAGATTAGAGTTATCGCAGTAGATAACATGGGTCAATACTGGTTGTTAGCTAACACACGTGGTGCAGTTTTATCTACAATGGTAGGTGAAGGCGGTCAAGCAATCGGAGACATGAACGGATATACATTCACGTTTCAATCAATGGAAGCGGATCCAATGCCAGCATTGAGTTCAGCTAGTAGAACAGCAATCGCAGCAATCGCACCAGGTGCAACAGCAGCAGTTGGTGGATTTGATTTCAATACTTCAGCTAACTAATATTAACCTTTAAAAAAATAGGGCGGTGCGGTCAATCGCATCGCCTTTTTTTATGTCATGATAAATTTAATAGAAGGAAAAAACGAGTTTATAATTTACGGAGACTTTACTCAAAACATGAATGACTATCAAATCCATTTATTCAATGGCTTTGATAGGATTGAGCACATTTGTAAATTAGAGAACAAAACAAGTAGTACAAGATTTGCAGAATTTACCATTTATATTAACGATGGTATTACAGCCGATTATCATTTGAACGGATTGCCATTTGGGAATTTTGATTATACGATTAACATAGTAAATGACATTTACAATCGTGGTCAAGCTATTTTAATGGGAGACACCGAAGTACAAAAAATTGAATATATATCTGATAATGAAAAAAGCGAAAGCGTTATTTATGTAAGCTAATGAAGACAATTATAGACACATTAAAAGAGCCCGTAAACGTACTAAATGCAACGACTTTCGGAGTAAGTTTGACAACATTGCCCGAGGATTTAAAAATAGTTTTCTACATTGTATCAATTATTGCATCAATATTGGTTAGCGTGAAGTATTTTTACGAAATTATTTCATTGCGAAAAAACGCTAAAAAAGATATTTAATAGTATATGAACAATTTTGCATTCAATTCGATTTCACAAATTCAAATAAATTTGCCGACCTTCTCGGAGCGTGGTTCAAAAAAATGGATAAGCTATGGAGAGGACAATTTATATCCTCAATTTATAGCGAGCTTATTTTTGCGTTCAGCGATTAATAGAACGGCAATTCAATCAAAGATAGACGCTACCATTGGCAATGGATTAAAGACCACAGACGAGTCTTTAAATTACATTCTAGTGCGTGCCAATCCTATTGATAGTTGGAACGATGTGTTTGAGAAATGCGCACAAGATTATATTACATTTGGTGGGTATGCTTTGAATATAATTTGGTCAAACGATGGTAAGACAATAAGCGAAATTTATCATCTTGATTTCACAAAGGTAAGAAGTGGTAAGATTGAACCAGGCGAAGATTTACCAAGGGAATATTATTATTCTACGAATTGGGAAAACTCAAATAAATATAAGCCAACGCAATATGCTACTTATAACCCTACATTATCACTTGAATGTCCTTCGCAAATTCTTTATGCGTTTGACTATGAACCTGGTAATATTTATTATCCTTTGCCAACGTATGCTGGTTCAATCAATGATATCCAAATCGATATTGAGGTTAGTAAATTTCACATCTCAAATTTAGCAAATAGTTTGAATCCATCTTTGTTTATTAGCTTAAACAATGGAATCCCAGCGCCCGAGGAACGCAAAGAAATATACGACGAGTTAACGATGGCTTATCGTGGAACTGAAAACGCTGGGAAAGCATTCGTTGCATTTAGCCAAGATAAAGAACACGCTCCCGAGGTTACGCCAATAACAAGCACAAATGATAATTATTATACGACCTTAGAAACTCGAATCACAACGAGAATCTTAACAGGGCATAGAATTACAAGCCCGTTATTATTGGGCCTTTACAATGGTGGCGCTGGCTTTAGCTCGAATGCAGATGAATTGGCGGTGGCGTATGGTCATTTTATAGGGACTTGTATTAGACCAATACAGAAAAGTATGTTAAGAGTATTCAACAACTTGATCCTAAATAGAGGTTACGAAACTGAATTACTTATCACTCCTACAACGATTATAGAACCAACAATAATAGCAGAATAATGGCAGTTACTAACGTACTTTTCGTATCTGAAACGAAACTAAAATCATACACATCAATCCATCAATCAGTAAGCCCTGATGATTTACAGCCGTTTATATTACAGGCTCAAGATATTTATTTGCAAAATTATTTAGGAGCTACGTTTTACCAAGAGTTACAA